TAACTCGCCGTTTACTTGGATAGACCCACTCGTAGACCCACTCGTATCGAACTTCGCCACACTGCCAGCCGCCATGATCAGCTTTTGCCCACGCGGTATACTCACATAAGAGACGACATAGGGGAAGTTGGGTTGATTGGGTAGCGTGACCGTGCCGGTGATCGACACGCCTTCCAGATAAACCCCATTCCTGTTGTTGTTGACCCCAGTGTTGTTGCTTAGCTCAATACTGGCCAACTCCCCAGAGAGAAAGATGGCATAGTCATTCCCGCGAAAGCTGTTGCTGAGAATTTGTGTATCTCTGATCGCCCCAACTTGATAATTAACCTGAGTGGCAATATAAATCCCATTCCCACCTGTATGGCTGATGATTTGGCTTTCGCTGACATGCAGTTTTACCCCAGCGATATTGGACAATGAATAAATGCCGTTGCTGCCGTTGCGCTCAATTACCGAGTTCGTGACCGTCAACGTCCCTCGATTGTAAAGACCGGATTGATTCGAAGACCCGCCATAACGCACCACCGCATTTTTCAGGTTTACTTGCCCACTGCTATTAATATAAATGCTGTTCCAATTTCCCGCTGCTGGGGCGCTATTCGCGCCATCATTTATTAAGTGGTGTAAATCCTGCATTATCTGTTTGTGGTGCCGGAGTTGCTACATTATTTAGCCGGTCTATATATGTTTGATTGGTATCTGGGGCTTTACCTTGAGCAACTGATGTTTGCTTATTAACCTCTTGAGATACGGCTTGTCCAGCACCTTGTTGGTTGGATTGAGAGTTAATAACTCCTGCTTGGGAAAGTGTACCATTCCAGTATTGTTGACCGTCATACCATGCACCTGTTTGAGGAGTAATTAATTTACCGTTAGCTAATTTAATTTTATTTCCTACTACTGTTGCCATATTAGAAGTTTCCTATTTTAGTAACTGAGTTATTTCCAAACATATCTCCAACAATAAAGGCGGGTTGTGTACGCTCATATTTAGCCAATTCTTGGCTTAGTTTTAGCCATGCAGTTGTGATAATTTGTTTAGCCTCTTGACTGATAAGTTGGGATACATCTTTTTGTTCACTTTTTGTTTTTAAAATAGCTGTAGCCTCTAAAGCTATGGCTTCGTTGCATTCTGGCATGTTGTAAGAAAAAATAGTAGTGTCTCCATCTGAAACAAGTTTGTTAGGTATCATCTGACCGTGTACTTCGATGTTATTTGTACCTGTAGTGCTAGGAGTTGGAGCTATAAAATATTTGAGTGCTTTATTTGCCCAAAGTTTAGTTTTACCACTTGGGTAGTCATTTTCTACTTCGTATTCGTAGTCTTTAAAAGCTAAAGGATCTCCATAATCAACACCATCTACCTTTAGTTTCCAGATAGAATTTGGTCTCCACATGCTTGGATAGGCGTAATAGTCTGCACCCGATTCAGTAGAAGTAAGTTTTGCGTCTTCTGTTTGAGGCCATTTAAAAAGTGCTGATATTTTGTTTATATAAGCACGGTTGATAGCTAGTTTTACAGTAGTAAGTGGTAAAAAAGAACTTTCATCACCGATTGTTAGATCTGATTGTACGGCTTCTATAAGCTCTAAGAATGTATCCATACCTAAGCATAGATAACAAAACTATTCAAAGGCAAGTTATTTACTCTCTTGGTATTCGACTTTATATTTATTCCAGTATTTCTTAGCAATAGGGTCTTTTCTGGTTCCGATCACCAAAAGATTGTATGTGCCGTCAACAGTGGCTTTTATCTCCACCCTTGTTAGATTTACCTTGGCACTAGCTACACCTAACACGTCTACTGGACTAATCCATGCCTGGGGGCTAGCATTTAGATGTTTAAAATAATCAGGTAGTTGTACGGTAGCTGTCCCATTCTCAACCTTTACTTTAAATCTATAGATATTGTCTCCAGATGTTGGTGACTCCACAAAATAATGCCTAAGTCGTGTACCTTTTGGTTTTGACTTGTCGGGGTGTGGGATATCAAACGAGCCAGAACCCTTGGTTAACGAGCCAGTAACCTCTAGATTGCCAGTTACTTTTGTATTCCCATTTAAATCCACTCGCGTTCCAGTTTTTACATTTAAGCCAATTCCATTAAATTGCTTTCCATATCCGAGAAATAATGTGACATCCTGTGCTGCGTTAGTTGGGTCTATATAAAACTCGTAGGGAGCACCTGCCCCATAGGCAAAGCCAATTTTGACTTGTTCTGCGGGGTTACTTTCTTTTTCAAAGATTAACTCTGCTGACGTGCTATTCCCACTAACGAGAATTATATCCGCACCTGGGTTAAGCGTGACCTGCCCTGTTTGTGTCGCTCCTGTAATAATCGAACCACTGGTTAATGTTCCTTTAAATGTAGCGTCACCAGTTGTGCCATCTAAAGAGAAAGTAACATCACCGTTTACATTTTTTGCAACAATACCAGCGGGTGAAATATTCACCTCGCCAGTAGAACCACTTAAATATTGTCCTATACGGATTGCCCCCGAAGGGGTGAACTCAAACTCGCCTAGAATCTTTCTGGCGGAAGTGTTGAGAGCTTGTCCTATCACCTCAGAGGCAATCTTTTTAATGGGGAGGGGGGTATCTGTGGTAACTGTAGGTGTTAAAACACCTCCTGATGGGTTAGAGGAGCTTTGTGTACTTAAATCAAGAATAGGGAAAGCCACATCTTTTATTTCTGTGGGTGTATATACTTTATCTTCGGTCATCAATTAAAATAAATTCTTAAACGATGAACTTCTGGGCAAGTATTCCCGCTAGAATTTAAAACTATGCGTGGTTCTAATATTTGACCTGATTCCTGTATTCTAAATACGGCTTGTTTGCCATTAGTGACTGCGTATGAAGAGTTACCGTCTGCTGTTTTTGCTTGAATAAATGACCCAGTTTTGTTTAGTTTGTACCAAAATTCTACAGAGCAACTAGTGGGGAGAGGGTCTAGGAATAACTCAACTATCCCCCATATTGTAGATTGTGAAGCTTTTTTAATTGGTGCTTTAAAATCTAACCCCTCATAAATACCAGTAGCTTTATTGCTCAAATCTACTGCTTTAACGCCATAATTTGCACCACTACGATAGCTAAATACTATAACCCCGCCGATACTACAAACTGAACCAATTTCATCAGCGTCAAATTGGTATTCAAGGTTCAATACGAAAGGATGGTTTTTGCTTTTACGCCCATAGGTATAAATACCACCCATTCCTGTTGAAGCCCCATATACTCCAAACACTGCTAGGTTGCCCACTGATTGCTTGTCGATCCAGCTAAGAGCTGTAGTCTCCCAATTAAATAACTGCACAGGGTCAATTAGATTACATACACCCGCTGGGTTTACTTTCCCGCCACCTGGAAAGCGTTTTACTGGCATTGTTGAAGCAAAATCGGCATAAAATAACTCACCATCATCTCCAACTTGTATAAGTGGCACTTCAGAGTCTATGGCTCCATTTACACCTTTATTAGGATCACCGGCACGATATGTACCAACTACAGCCCTACCATTGCGTTCTAGCACGGTTTTAGCAATATTGCCTGGTATTAGGTCAAGAGCATTATCTGTGTAGGAATCGTCATAAGCAAGCATTGCTAGTGATGAATCATTGGCTATCATTACATCTCCAGCCACTACTGCCATTGAATGTTGTGAGGTATTAGTTAGTGTAGTTTTAGGGAAAGATGCTAATCCAGTGTCAACATCTGACCAGTCGGCAACACCGGGTATTCTTTTACAATGAAGTTTAGTCAAAGTAGTCCATACAAGGTATCTAATCCCTCCCGCTGAGGGTTTTTCTTCGGCACTGGTGATGGTTTCAGCCATATCTTTTACGAGTGTCCAAGCCCCTGTGGTATCACGTTTGTAGATTTTCCCTAAATGCCCGAACCCATAAACATAGCCATCACTACATTTGACTTGCTTGACTAATAGGTTGGTAAATGCTGCGCTTGATGGTAAATATTCGTTTTTGATTGTTTGATTGCAAGATAAAGTATCTCGTCTCTTACGAATATCTAGGTTTGCACCAAATTTAAAAGCACCTTTGAGTCCCCTGTCTTCAAAATCTGCAAGACCTCCAGAAAAATTCGATATTTCGTAAATAGCCATACTGAATGTTAATGGCTAGGTTTATCCAAAGGCAAGTTTAAGTATATTTTGGGATGTAAGTGGTAGATGGCACGGAATATTTAGCTGTATTTGTGTTGCTAGGAATAGAATATTTAGCTGTGTATGGTTCGGCTGTGCTGTTTTCCAACAAAAATTTACTTCCTGTCTCCAAGAGGAGCTTGTCAGAGTCTTCTTTAATTAGATAGCTAGCCATGTTATAGGTAAGCGCATACTGCCCGAATGAATAGCTTCGATTGATCATTGTTGTTGTAGAGGGTCGTGCTACTTGTCTCACATGATGAATTTAGGTAATAGGAAGTCTTGGCGGTCAGTACAAGGACTTTTCTTCTAGCCATAGCGTTTATTACACCCAAGTCCTGTGAAGTCCCCGAAATGAGTGCTGCATGTGCGGTCATGTCTGAATCACTTTGCGAGTTGTTTGCTGTAGACAATGTGGTCAGAATACGGTTCCAAACAGTCGTTGCGGTCTTGTATACACCTGCTGTAACTTGATAATGTGTATCCCAGATTCCAATTGGTATTGAAATAGTTACAGAACCTAGGTTGTACCATGTCCCACCTACTGGGCTGGCTTGTGTTCGAGAAGTATTATCACTTACTTCTACTGTCCATTTAGTAGGATCTAGTGGGAAACCAAACGGTGATTTAGCTGATGAATAAGAAACAGCAGTAATTGCAGTTGTTCCCGAGGCTACAAGAGAGTAGTCAGTTCCGCCATATAGAGTGAGAGTAGTGTTGGTAGAAAAAGATTTTTTGGTAAGAAAGAAAAATTTATCAGTCCCCTGGGTTATCTTAAATTTCATACCCAGCTGAAAAATTGAGGTTAGATCAACCCCAGCAAATGTAATTTCAAAAGATGGAGAGTCAAGTGTTCCAGTAGTAGGAGTTACTGCCGTATAAGATTTCCAATCACCTGATGCTAAAGAGTCTGCATACGTTTTAACAGCTTTTTGTGAGGCTAATTTAGTATCAGAATTGGCGGCGAGAGTTACATCAGTATCTAAATAAGAGTTAGGAATTTTGGTGTCTGCATAAGCTTTTGTTGCTTTTTGGGTAGCAATTTTTGAGTCAGAGTTAGCAGCTAAGGTCACATCAGTGTCTAAGTAGGAACTTGCTATTTTAGTGTCTGCATAGGTTTTACTAGCTTTCTGAGTGGGTACTTTAAGATCTGAGTTAGAAGCAAATGTGCCATCAATATCCAAGTAAGAGCTTGCAATCTTAGTGTCGGCGTATGTCTTACTGGCTTTTTGTGAAGGTATTTTTAAATCTGAATTAGCAGCAAACGTGCCATCGACATCGATAGTTAAACCAGCATCTTTTAAGGATTTAGGTGTAACGATTTTTAAATCACTAGAACCTGTAGTTACATCACTACTAGATGCTTTAAATGTGGTGATTATCGTGTTTAGGGTTACTTTTTTAGTTACAGGACTTCCGGCTGGATCTGTAACAATTGGCAGTATGTCGGTCAAAACTGGGGTTGTCGTCTCTGTAAGTTGTGTTATCTTTTGATCTGCCATACTTAATTATGAGTCCTGACATTAGCAATAGGCAAGCTAGACAATGGTTCTAGTTATGAGGGGAATAATGATCAACTGTTAGGCACTGGTTATAGCCCCATTCAGATGAATTTTGGTTTAAATAACCAAGGTTTACCCCTGCCAGTTACCCAGCAGGGGTTCTAGGACTAGACGTTAAAGGTGAAGAAACCTTCAGCAGCAAAATGTCTACGAGTGTCGGTTACTTTACCACCGTACACAAATAGATCTTTATAGGCACTACCAAAGTTTGCAATTAAGTCTTCTTCGACCCCAACTTCTAGGACTTTTTCAGCAAAAGTCAGCCAATTTGGGTGTCCAGCAAGGACGTGGTATCCATTAGTGTTATCACCAGTTAGGCGAGTAGACTTGAATACTTTGAATCCCTGAAGCATACCAATCATTCCTTTCTTGATTAGATCTTCGTAAGCACTAGGTACAGCTAATACTATATTAGATGATTGAACCAAGAGTGTCTCGAATTCAGGTGGAACAACTAACCATCTATCACTATCTGGGACAGATGATTTACCGTTAATTTCGGCTTGATCAAGCTTTAATTTGAGAGCTGAGATTTTAGCCAAAAGGTTAGAGGTAGTAATCTGAACTGGAGTAGCAGCCTCGATTGTGTAACTTGCACCTGCACCAATAGCTCCACCTGTATAAGCAGATGTAACATCGTCTAGGTCGTCTTCAATCACAATTGAAGTGGCACTGGTATATGTTTTAACACGATACCATTTTGTGTGTCCAGTAGCCTTGAAACCTTTACCAACCATTGCGGAAGTAAAAGTAGTTCCAGAACCAGTCACAGCACCTGTAGAAGTGGTGACAGTTACAGTACCAGTTGTATAGTCTGTACCAACTCTGTTACCAGAAGCTACTTTCCCGTATAGTCCGAAAGCATAAAGATCCATGTTTCTAGATCTTTCATCAGCTTTTTGGGAGACTACGGTTGAATGTGGATTTTTAATATAACTTTGCCAATTGTCGATGGTTTTTTCATTCCAGTAGAATGATTTCCATTGGTCAATTGTTAAAACAGCGTTGTTTTCGTAAAGGCTATCAGCAGTCAAATTTGATCCACTGTAGGTTTTTTCCGAAAGACGAGCGATGTTGAGGATGTTTAGCTTTGAACCGACGGAATTTACTTCACCTTCATAATCTCGGTTAACAACATAGTCTAATAAAGACCTGTCATAAACCTCTCTCATTAGGCGTGCGGAAAATCCTTGGGCTAAAGTTGTTGCTCTTGCGCTAGGCATTTTTGGTTTAAATAATATGTAATATGATTACTTTTACCGTCTCATGCCGAGGTTAGGAAGCTATCTGTGTTAATTGTGGATCACAAAACTATTAGAAGTCAAGTAGTAGGCACTAGACATCCATCTTAATTTTTCCTGCTTTCAATAATTCCCTATATTTGTTGTAATCGTTTTTCATCAACATGTTGGCTTCACTTAAAGATATTTTGTCATCTTTTGGTGCCGGTTTCTCATTCCCCCCAGCTGTCCCCATTTCAAACATTTTTCCTTTATTTGGGGCTGGCATATTCTTAGCCACATCTCCATTAAAAGCCAATACTAAGTCTTCAAAATCAAGCCCACGTCTACTAGGTTTAGCGCTAAAAGCTTTAAATTCTTCTGTCTTCCCTTCTAGTTCTGGGTACTGAGTTAAATTCTTAGGGTCTGTAATAAATTCATCTACTTTAGTGTTCCATGCTTCAATATCTTTGCCTGCTTTTGAGGCTTGCGACATAATTTCAAAACGCCTATTTGATACCCACGCATCTTTGGCTATGGTTTTATTTATAGATGGTAGAGCTTCCCACTCATCCTTGCCATATTGTTTTGCCATTTCTTCATCTGTAGGCGGTTTTACGCTTTCAGCTTCTACTACGGCGTTATCATATTTCTGTGTGCGAGATTGTAGAACTTGGACTTCACGACTAGAGTTGGTAAATTTCTTTTTATAGATTTCTTTTTCATCTTCGACTACTTCTTCTGTAGTCTTATCTGTAATCTTGTTTTCGGTTTTGACTTCCTCTGTTTTTTTAACTTCTTCAACCTTGGGAGTTTCTTTAGTTGTCTCGACTTTGGGGGTTTCTACGACTGGATTTTCTTCTAGCTTATCTATTGTTTCCAGTGCTTTTAATGATTGCTCCATTTGAGCTTGTAATTCTTCTTTTGTTGGTTTAGTGTGTAACATTTTTACCGTCTACCGTGGTAGGTTTGGTTTCCTCTTTAACTTTTAAAATAGAGGCAAATTTGATTTTCTGTCCCTCGTCTAGATAGTCACGTCTTGCTTTAATAAATGCAGTGTTTTCTTCTGTAAGTGAGTCAAGCTGTAGCCTAGATAATTTCTTTAGGTGTTCTTCAATGGCTTTTAATTCAGCTTCAACTCTTAACTCAAGCTTTTGGTTTTCAGAGTCATCTGGTGTCATTAAGCTAGACTAC